AGCCCGGTTTAAAAACCTGTGCGAACTTCAACAGTTAACGACTCTACCCGTAATTTCCTCATTTGCAAGATGAGGTTCACCATGGCGGTCCCATGGCGATTTAAAGCTTCCAGTAGCATGGAGCGTTAAGAAAGAAAAAGAAATTGAAATCTTCACCGATTGAAAACAATTCAGCTATGACAGCGCCGTCTCCGCTGCCACCAGCCTTTTGATACCAATAAATGTATTGACTTTCCGTACTAGATCCGTCTCGGTCACACCCAGCGTTGATATTACTCCAACGTGAGAATGCGAATCTCTTGTTCCGGTAAAAAGGCAATTCATATTCAAGTGAGGCATTAGTGCGCGTACAAGTAAGCGCACTGCCGCCCCAATAATTCGGCGTAGATGCATTCCACAAATCCTTGTCGACACCGAGATTAACGATGGCGGTGGAGTAAGTGGGTGCAACATGAGATCGAGCAACCGTTATTGTACTGTTGGTCGATTCGTCGGACTTCTCATGATATAACAATTTCCTGCGGGTACTCCCCCTATACCCGGCGTATGCACGTGCCACATACGTGAACAAGTTCATGTAAACCTTGTTCGAAGGCCCAGCATCTCGCCCATTTGGGTCTGAACCGGGCCATACTGGCATTGTTGCTAACCGCCACGATCTGATGCCTGAATCCGTCAAGGCAGCTCCACTCGTGTGGTAGTACGCCAGCATGTAACGACGTAAAAGGGGACGGAATGAGGACACGACTTCTCCCATGAATATCTTCTGCTTATACTCAAGAACGGGAACAACTGGATCCGCGATGGATACGGGCTCCATATTGTCGTGAGTAGGTGCATTTTCACCTACATTGTGTGGGTCTTGCTCACCCACATCCTCACAATCCATCTGGGGACGGAAAATTTCCGTGACTGAAGACTGAGGGACAAAAGCCAGGTCATCCAAAAAATTTGCATTCGTCGGATTTCCAACCTCAAAATCTTTGCCCGCCGAAACGGACACGGCACAGTAAATGTCCGAGTTTGATCCAGCATCGCACAACTCATTCAACACGTATACAGCTAAAAAACCGTTTCCGTATTCGCGAAGAGCGTTCACGGCTGTCACCCAACCAGCATCTGGCCGAACATTATTATTCCATTGCGGACGAAACGTACTGGCCCCAGCTTGAGCGGCT